AACTTTGATAAAAAATTAGGAGTAACTGGAAATGCAGGAACTAATATAATTCTTCCTTCAGCTTCTACACCCCCATCATTTGCATCAACTAATTCATTTAGTTTTGATGGAATAGACGATTTCTTTTTGGGTACAACTACCTATTCAGAATTGAACGGAACAACAAAAGCAAGTTGGTCTATTTGGTTAAAACCAAATTTATCGGGAACGGGCATAATATCAAGAGTAAGCAGTAGCACCTCGTCAACGGCATTTGTGTATCAATTTTTTGTATTAGCAAGTGGGGAAGTCCTTATGCAAATAGGAGATACTACAAGAAGAGCAAGGACAGGTACAAATTATCTAACTGCGAATGTATGGTCACATATTTTAGTAACGTATAATGGCACACTATCAAACGGAAACAAAACAAAAATATTTGTTAATGGTATTGATTCTACAAGTATAGATGGAACAACCGCAACGTCTTTAAATCCCGCAAATTATTCCTTACAAATTGGTAGACGTGACTTTGGAACAGTTATAAATTACGGGGGATTGATGGATGAATTTGCAATATGGAGTGGAACAGACCAAAGAGCAAACGTAAGCGAGATATATAACGGAGGTACGCCAAATGACTTAAACACCTTACCAACTGCACCACAACCTACAACGTGGCAACGTATGGGAGAAGATGCAACTTGGAATGGGTTTGCTTGGACTATGACAGATGTCAATGGAGGTTACACGAATAGAGGTGTGGCAATGGTAGAAGCCAATAGAACGACAGATGTCCCACCTAATCCATTCACAAATACTTTAAGCACAACCTTTGATGGTGTGGATGATTATGTAGATTTAGGAGTAAATTCTAATTTAGTTTTTTTAGGTGCAAGGTCAATGTCGGTATGGTTAAAGTTTACGGATAACGGAGGCACGCGATATGTTGCTAACTTTAATTCTGACCAACAAGGTATGTACACCAATTCGGGTAAAGTATATTTTTTTAATAGAGATGCAAGTTTCACTTGGAAAACTATTGCAACAATTAACACTTACAACGATAACCAATGGTATAATTTTATCGGTATTAATGATGGCACTAACTTAAAAATGTATGTAGATGGGGTTTTAGATAATTCAAATACTAACGGAAGCGTAGGAAATACCAATAGCAATAGTCAAAGGATTGGCGCAAGGTGGAACGGCAACAATGTTTTCAGTGGGTTAATAGATGAATTGTCGTACTATGATTCAGACATAAGCGCAAATGCAAGTGCAATCGGCTCTACAGTACCTACAGACTTAACCGCTTACTCACCTCTTGGTTGGTGGCGTATGGGAGATGGTTCAAATTATCCAATTATAAACGATTTAGGTAGTGGAAGTAACGATGGAACAATGCAAGCAATGTCAAGTGCTAATTTTGTTGCTGACGTACCAACATAAAAACGAATAAATAAAAAAATAAAACAATGGCACATTTACCTAGCGTATACGCAATAATTTCAACAACGGATATTGACAACGTAGACTTCACACAAGTACCCGAAGATAGAGAATTTCTGAGATACTCTTTAGACACCTTAGAATTTGTAATCAAGTGGTTTGACGAACACGAACCTACATTCATTACAGATGGTTCTGTAGTGCCATTACAGATAATGACACACGATGAAGCTTTAGTGCTTATGAATACTCCTGCTTGGTCTGAAGAAATTCCTGGAGAGTAACTTTAAATATTATTTTAAAATAAATACATATCTTTACATATATACAACATGGGAGTTACGGGTTTTGGAATAGGTTTTGAAGCAATAATATTTTGTATATTAACGTAAAAATCTAAAAATGAAATTGATTAAACATGCTAAGAATATCCATGAGTTAAAGCTTAAAGGTACTCATGCTAAGATTGCTATGATGTCTGATTTACATTGGGATAACCCAAAATGTGATTGGAAACTATTAAAAAAAGATTTAGACTATTGTGTAAAAGAATCTATTCCTATTATGATTAACGGAGATATGTTTTGTCTTATGCAGGGTCAAGGGGATAGAAGAAAAAACAAATCAGATATTAGACCAGAACATAATAATTCTAAATACTTAGATAGTATAGTAGAAACAGCTGTAGATTGGTGGTCACCTTATTCTCACTTACTTACAGTTATAGGTTACGGAAATCATGAGACAGCTATTATTAAATGGCAAGAAACAGACATACTATCTAGATTTGTAAAACTACTTAATCTTAAAAACCATACTAATGTACAAGTAGGTGGTTATGGAGGTTGGTTTATAGTTAATCAAACATTGAAAGAAAGTAATCTTGGAAAAGCTAGCACTAAATCTATGAAAGTAAGATACTTTCACGGATCGGGTGGAGGAGGTGTAGTAACTAAAGGAGCACTAAACCTTACAAGAGCTTTGGAGATGTATGAAGACTTTGATGTCTTTTCAATGGGTCACATTCACGAAAATGCTGCCCGTAATGATGCAAGAGATTCTATAGTACAAGGTCAAGATGCTTACAGACAAGTACAGCGGCAAATACATATGATGATTACAGGAACATACAAAGAAGAGTATGGTGATGGATCTAAAGGTTGGCACGTTGAAAGAGGTGCACCAATTAAACCAGTTGGAGGTCGAATTATGACTATTGATTATAAGAGGATTAGAAACAATGGTGTAGATTATTACGAAAGACAAATAGATTCACTGAAATTTCCTTTGTAAATATTACGTATTTACACTTATTTTTGTTATATTATATATGTATATATATTTATTTATAAAAAATGGGAGTTACGGGATTTGGAATAGGTTTTGAAGCGTTAATATCATTATTATCAGCTGTCATAGGAGCATTAACTGTATGGTACAGTCTAAAGGGAAAGGTGGATATTCAGTCTGTAATTTTAAGCAATCTTAAATTAGACATGGATGAAATCAAAGAAGATAAAAAATCAGGGCATTTAACATTACACAAAAGAATTGATGATGTTAAAAAACAGGTTGAAACAAATCGTGTTACTCAAGATAGGGCAATAGCAGATCTAAAAACAGAAATGCAGGCTATGGAACTAAGGATAATAACCGCCATTCATGAAGCTAAAAATAAGTAGGTTTATATTAGTAATACTATTAATTACATCATGTACTCCTCAAAGGAGATTCATTAGGCTTATAGATAAATACCCTCATCTGTTAACAACAGATACAATAACAATACATGATACTGTTATTGTTGAGATCCCTAGTGTTATCCATGATACAGTTTTTACAGAACATTTCTTTACAGAAATAACTAGAGATACTTTAATACTTCAAAAGGAAAGACTTACTATAAAAATATTTCATGACACAATAAAGAAAAGTGTTTATGTGTATGGAGAATGTGATACTGTAATTGTAGAAAAGATTATAGAAAGAAAAATACCCGTAAGGTATTACGAGAAAACACCTCTTTGGAAAAAGATTCTAAATTGGTTAATTATAGCAGTTATAATTTATACAATAGTTAGACTGCTTTTATTTTTAAAAAAAAAATTACTATGAAAAAGTTTTTTAAAGAATTATTAAGTGATGAGACAGGAGTATACTCATCAAAAAGATTAGGTGGTTTACTTTGCGTCTTAGCACTTGTAATATCATTAATAGCTAATACCTTCACTCATGGAGATATAAAGCCTGCAGAGTATCTTGTAGATGCTGTAGCTTTATTTGCATTTGGTTCATTAGGGTTAACTTCAATTGACAAATTTACTAAAGCTAGAAATAAGAAATAAGATGGGGTAAATGCAATTTTAGTATATTTGACTTTCTTTGTAATATATACTATACCTACAATAATACGATACCTATGGAAAAAATTATAACATGTCCTAATTGTAAGACAGAGTTTGATATGTCTATTAAGCCTCATGTTCCTGAAGAGTCTAAATATCTTTGGATACTTGATAATGGTCATGGTGGTGTTATTGATGGTGTATATCAAACATCAGGAAAAAGATCACCAGTATGGCCTGATGGCGAGGTTCTTTACGAAGGTGTATTTAATAGAGCTATTGTAGACAGATTAATGGCACTATGTAAAGCAAATAATATAGATGCTGTAAATCTTGTAGATACTCCAGAAGATGTTCCTTTATCAGATAGAACAAGTAAAGCAAACTCAATAGCTAAAGCATCTGATAAACCTTGTATATATGTAAGTGTTCATGCCAATGGATTTAGTGATGAAGCAGCTAACGGATGGGAGGTATATACATCTCCAGGAGAAACTAAATCAGATGAAATAGCAAGTATTTTATTTGAAAAGGCTCGTATAGAATTTCCTAGTTATAATATGCGTAAAGACACAAGGGATGGAGATCCTGACAAAGAAGCTAACTTTTATGTGCTTATACACACTACTATGCCTGCTATATTGTCTGAGAACTTCTTTATGACAAACTACAAAGAGTGCCACGAAATACTTATGAGTGGGTTTGGAAAAGATAGAGTAGCTAAAATACATTTTGAAATGATTCAACAACTAGAAAATGGCTAGAAATAAATTAGCAGGTAAGTCAAAAGGTAAGAGTAAATCTGCTAAATATTTTGCAGCTAACAAAGCTGCTAGAGATAAAAAAAACGCTTATAATAAAAAATATCACGGATCACCAGAAAGAATTAAGTATCGGCAAAAACTTAATAAAAAAAATAGAGAAGATGGTACTTATGGTAATGGTGATGGTAAAGATAAGTCTCATACTAAAAGCGGTAGATTAGTTAGTGAATCACAATCCAGCAATAGAGCAAGGAACGGAAAAGGTAAAAAACCTAAGCGTAAAAAAGACTAAACAATAAATAGTTAAACATTTATTATTACATTTGATACTGTAAACAATAAATGTTATGTCTAAAAAAACCAACCCTAAAGAACTCTCTCCTAAAGAAATGGAGGAACAAAGAGAAAGAATTTTTAATTTCTATACTGACCAACTTCCAATTCTGGAAATAACTTGCCAAGTAGAAGAATTTAAAGCCAGAATTTCCAAAGCTAGATTTGAGAATCTTGAAAACACATTGAAGTTAGCGCAAATTAAACACGAATTAAATCAAGAACAGGATGAAAGCGAAAGTAGTAAATAAGACTTTAGATTTTTCTTTACTTGAAATAATAAAGTATCAAATTAACTTACACTGCTTTATGAACAAGATTAGATTAAGCCCTGCACAATTAGAGTGCTTGGGTTTATTGGGTCTATATGGCGAAATTAACATGTCTGATTTTTGTTCAGAAGTAGTTGCTAAAGAAATATTTGGCAATGTGCAAACCACGAGAAATTTTATTACCAAGTGTATTAAATCTAATTTAACTACAAGAAGTGGTTTAGGTAATAAAAATGTTTCTTTAAACTCTGATCTTAATATTCAAAATGAAGGAACAATACTTTTAAATTTAAAACTTTATCACGTTGAAGCCAACTAAAGGTAAAGATTTAATAAAAAAGACAGCAGATGATTTAAATTTATCTGAGGAGCTAGTTAAAGATGTTGTTGATTTTTATTACTCAGTAGTAGCTAAAAAAATTGAATCTTTAAAATACCCTACTTTGTTTTTACACGGTTTAGGAACATTAAGACTAAGTAGAAGAAAATTAACTAGAGATATTGCTGGATTAGAACATCTTTTAAATAGCTCTTATGAAGAAGATTTTAGAAAGGTTATAAAACATAATCTATCTAAAGAGTTGATGGATAAAAAAATAGACTCTTTAAACAATTGTAATAACTATTATAAAGATATATATGAAAAGCGTTATCCAGATTTGGAAAAGTAAAGGTCAAATTATTGAAGGTATTAAAAACAATATATTTAAAAAAGAACACATTGAAGATATAGCAGAAAAAAGATTAGCTATTTGTGAGGTTTGTGATTTATTTGATAAGAAAGGAGATAGTTGTTTAGTACCGGGGACACAACCCTGTTGCGGTTCTTGTGGTTGTAGCATGGATCTTAAACTAAGAGCACTAAGTTCAGAATGTCCAGAAAGTAAGTGGAATGCTGTTTTGTCTCATGAAGAAAATTATTTATTAACTCAACAAATTAAAAAAAATGATTGAGGCATTACAAAAACATTATTTTTCGCTTGCACAAATGCAGCACTGTAAAAAACTTTTGGATGACGCTGAATATAACCAAATTATAAAACTTCTTTTTAGTAAAGATAAAGAAGTAATAAAACTTGGAACTAAAAAATTAAAACAACACATATGGCAGTAAAATTTTATGATAAAGATCACAGCTATAAAAGTATAGATGAAAAAGAAAATATTAAATGGACTAGTGTAACAACACTTATTCATAAGTTTAAAAAACCTTTTGATTCTGAAGCTACAGCACTTAAATGTTCTACCGGCAGAAATCCAAAATATAATAAAATGACACCTGAAGAAATTTTAGCGTTATGGAAAAAAGAAAATAAAAGGGCTATTAACTTAGGTTCATGGTATCATGATCAAAGAGAACGAGACTTGTTAGCATGTAATACAATTACAAGAAGTGGTAATGCATTAACTGTTATAAATCCTTTAATGGATGGAGATGTAAAATTAGCTCCAGAACAAAATTTATCAGAAGGAATATATCCTGAACATTTTGTTTATCTAAAATCAGCTTGTGTATGTGGGCAGGGTGATCGTGTAGAAGTTTATGATGGAAAAATTAATTTATATGATTACAAAACAAATAAGGAAATTAAATTAGAAGGTTTTAAAGGTCCTGGTGGTAAAACAGAAAAAATGCTTCCTCCTTTATCACATTTAGATGCATGTAATTATAATGATTATGCTCTCCAGTTAAGCGTTTATATGTATATTATGTTAAAACATAATAGAAGTTTAGAAAAGGGAGTTATTCAAATGGACCATGTAGAATTTGAAATTGAGTCCTATGATAAAAATGGATACCCTATAGTTTCTAATGACGCAGCAGGCGACCCTCTGGTTAAAAATGTAAAATCTTATGAGTTGCCTTATTTAAAAAAAGAGGTAATAACAATGTTAAAATATTTAAATAATGTATAATGATTAGACTATTTGAAGCAGAAAATGGTACAGTTATACCAACTGAACACTGTTACACTATTCCATATTTAAAAAGAATTATGGATGAGTATCCTAAAGATCATATTGCTATTTATTCTTATTTGTTTTATATGACCTGCCGTAGTGCAGAAAATCCTTATTTTAATAGACCTCAAGAAGATATTGAAGATGAGATAATAGAAGATTTAGAAATTAAATGGAATCCGGAAGATAGATATATTAGAATGGCTTTAGATAGGTGTAAAGACCTTTACCAAACACCTACAATGCGAGCATACAATGGAATTGCAAGCATGTTAGAAAAATTAGCGTTTTATATGGAGACTCAAAGTATTACTGATGGTAGAGATGGTAATATAACAGCTATTGTTTCTACAGCTAAAAACTTTGACGCAATTAGAAAGTCTTTTAAAGGGGTATCTAAAGATTTAGAAGAAGAGCAATCTTCAAGAGCAAGGGGTGGCCAGAAATTAGCTTATGATGATGAAGACTAAAAAAAAAAGTATAGGGGAAGTTTATGAGGGTATTCCTTTTTGGGATAACGGTGTCTGGAAGAAAATGACTTTTGAATCAAGAGAAGAATTTAAAATTGTATTAGAGAATGAATATTTTAAAGAACCTGGTGAATATGATTTAGATGATATTGTATATGAATTCCAAAAACAAGGATTAAAATTTACAGCAGATAAAAGATATTGTGATTTTGGAGAGGGCACAAAAGATTTTATAAAATATTGGAACTTTGAAAGTTTAAAAAACCGCAAAGGTTGTTTTTTTCATTCTAATAATAAAAAATTCTATCTACCAAGAGACTATTACCATTTTATAAATTATGCTCCTATTGTAAACAAAATAAAAAGAATTGAGGATTTTCCTGATATTCATGATGCTCAATTACATATGGCTTTATATGAATGGATAGGTGAATTAAATTATGAACATGGTGTTATTTTAAAAAAGCGTCAATTTGGATCATCGTTTTATCACGCTTGCAAATTAATTAATTTACTATGGTTTGAAACAAAACCGGTTTTAAGAATAGGTGCTTCTTTAAGTGCTTATATTACAGGGGTGAATGGAACTTGGAAAATGCTTAATGAATACAGAAATTTTTTAAATAAACATACTGCTTGGTATAGACCAATGAATCCCGGAGGAGTTGGGGAGTGGCAACAAAAAATAGAATACATAGAAAACGGTAGAAAAACAGAAAGAGGTAGAAAAGGAACATTGCAATCTGTATCCTTTGAGCAATCAGATACAGCCGGGGTAGGTGGATTCTGTACATTGTTTTTTTATGAAGAAGCTGGTATTGCTAAAACAATGAATAAAACTTATGAGTTTATGTTACCGGCACTTTCTGCTGGAGATATTACTACGGGTTATTTTATTGCATCTGGTACTGTTGGAGATCTTAAACAATGTGAGCCTTTACGCAAATATATGTATGCAGCTAAAGGAAATGGTTTTTATGAAGTACCAAATAAGTGGGCTAATAATAAAGGAACTGTAATTAATACAGGATTATTCATACCCGAACAATGGTCAATGCCTCCATATATAGATAATTTTGGTAATTCTCTTGTAGAACAAGCATTAGAGTCTCTTCAAGAAAAAAAAATACAATGGAAAAAAGATTTAGATCCTGAATCTTATCAGATTAGATGTTCTCAGCATCCTACTAGTTTAGAAGAAGCGTTTTCTTTTAGAGGGGAAAGTATATTTCCATTAGAATTAGTTAAATCTCATAAAAGAAATATAGAAGAGGGTGATTATCCTTACATGTGTTATAATTTAGAATATGATAATACTGGTGCTCTAATTGCATCCCCCACTACAAAAAAACCGATGTTGGAATTTCCGGTAGATAAAAAAGCTGAAGATAAGTCAGGTGCTATTTGTGTATGGGAAGTTCCTGATGATAACATAGAATTTTGCACTTCATACTTTGCATCTTTAGATCCAGTATCAGAAGGTAAAACAGTAACTTCAGATTCACTATGTTCCATACATGTTTATAAAACTTCTGTGGAAGTTCAAAGAGTAATGGATGATGGGTCTGTAGAAACATTTATTGAAGGTGACAAAATTGTATGTTCTTGGTGTGGTCGTTTTGATGACATTAATAAAACACATGAACGATTAGAATTAATAATAGAATGGTATCAGGCTTGGACTTTAGTAGAGAATAATGTTCCGTTGTTTATACAATACATGCAGTTTAAAAGAAAACAAAAATATTTAGTACCATCATCACAAATGGTATTTTCTAAAGAGGTGCAAGCGTCTAAAACACAATTTGCACAATATGGTTGGAGGAATGTCTCAACATTATTTAAAACAGTAATGCTAAGTTATCTAATAGAATATTTAAAAGAAGAACTAGACGAAGAAATAGGAGATGATGGGAAAGTATATAAAACACATTACGGTATTAGTAGAATACCAGATATAATGTCTTTAATAGAAATGGAGCATTATCAGCCTGGAGTCAATGTTGATAGATTAATATCGCTGGGAGCTCTAATTACATTTGTAAAAATACAAGAAGCAAGCCGGGGTCTTAAAAAAAGGGTTGAATATGAAGACACTGAACATTTGGAAAAGTCAGATAATTTGTATAAATTAGAAAGGAGTATTTTTAGAAATATTGGAAAATCGGGTTCTTCAAATAGAAAACCAAGAAATCCATATAAAAACATGAGATAATGCAAATACTAAATGCACTAGATATTAAAAAAGGTAAAAAAACTAAAGACAGAGATTTTGGTGTGTTTACTCAACCTATACAATTTTTAAGTGCTCTTGATAAAGATGAAGAGTGGTATCAAAGAAATCTAGATTGGTTAGAGTGGCAAGGAGCTAAACAACTAATGCAGAAAGCTAAACGTATAATGAAAAATTATAAGTTAGCTAAAGGTGTGATTGATAAAACAGATTACATTCCTCATGTTGAAAATGAAATGGAGGAAATGATTGATGTGTTAACTCAAGGTCCTGATGAATTACTTGAATTAAAATTTTATCCCATTATACCTAATGTTATTAATACATTAGTTTCTGAATTTGCTAAAAGAAACACGCAGATTGATTACAGAGCTATAGATGAGTATTCATATAATGAAATTATGAATCAGAAAACTGAGCAAATTGGCCAAGTGCTAGTTGAATATGCTCAACAACAACTTATAGCTAAAATGGTTGAGGCAGGTATGGACCCTGAATCAGAAGAAGCACAGCAGGAATTAAATCCAGACGCTTTAAAAAGATTGCCGGAAATAGAAGATTTTTATTCTAAAAAATATGAGACTTTAGCAGAACGATGGGCTACTAAACAACATGCTATAGATGTCAATAGATTTAAAATGGATGAATTAGAAGAAACTGCTTTTAGAGATTCTTTAATTACTGATTCTGAATTTTGGCATTTTAAAATGCTTGAAGATGATTACGATATTGAATTATTAAATCCTGCATTAAGTTTTTATCATAAATCACCACATGTTCAATACACGAGTCAAGGAAATTGGGCTGGATGGATGGACATGCTTACTATAGCTGATGTTATAGACAAGTATGGTTATTTAATGACACAAGACCAGTTAGAAAGATTAGAATATTTTCATCCTGCAACAAGTGCTAAGTTTTTAGATAATGGTAGACCTAATGATGGTAGTTTATATGATTCAAGTCAAAGTTATGATTCTAACAGAAGACATGGCGTAGATTTTAAAAGAGAGTTAGCATTTCAAGGTGATGGAGATAGTCCAGGAGATATTGTAGATTACATTGTAGGCCAAAGTGAATACACCGGAGATATTTATTCTCAAGAACTTTTAAGAGTTACAACTACTTATTGGAAAACTCAAAGAAAAATTGGTCATCTTACTAAAATTGATGAAGATGGTTCTGTTGTTACCGAGATTATTGATGAAAACTATACAATTGTTACTAAGCCTGTATACAATAAAGTTTTTCAATCTATGGAGACTGTTGAAAATTTAATTTTTGGAGATCACATTGATTGGATTTGGATTAATCAAGTAGTAGGTGGTGTAAAAATAGGAAACAATCGTTCTATATTTATGGATCAAGGTGAAGGTGATTTTGATCCTATTTATATAGGTGTAGATTCAGCAACACCAGGCCCTCTTAAATTTCAATTTAAAGGTGACAACTCTTTGTACAATCCTAAGTTACCTATAGAAGGTAGAGTATTTTCAGACAGAAATACAAAATCAGTTTCTTTAGTAGACCAAATGAAACCAGCTCAAATAGGATTTAATATGTGTAATAATCAAATTGCAGATATATTAGTAGATGAAATAGGTTCAGTGATTGTTTTAGATCAAAATGCTTTACCTAAACATTCTATGGGAGAAGATTGGGGTAAAGGTAACTTAGCTAAAGCTTATGTAGCTATGAAAGACTTCAGTATGCTTCCATTAGATCCTTCTATAGCAAATACAGAGTCAGCTACAAACTTTCAGCATTATCAAGTATTAAACCTTGAGCAATCAAATAGATTAATGTCAAGAATACAATTAGCTAATTATTTTAAGCAACAAGCTATGGAAGTTGTAGGAGTTAATCCTCAACGTATGGGACAACAACTAGGAGAGACTAATACAGCTACTGGAGTAGAACAAGCTAGGTCAGGTTCTTATGCTCAAACAGAAACATACTTTATACAGCATTCAGATCAGTTAATGCCAAGGGTGCATCAAATGCGTACAGATTTAGCACAATGGTATCATTCTAATAAATCATCTGTAAGACTTCAAGGAATGATTTCTCCAGACGAGAGAACTAATTTTGAAATTAATGGCACAGATTTATTATTAGTAGACTTAAATGTATTTGGTTTAACTAATGCAAATAATAGAGATCTTTTAGAAAAGATGAAAGGTATTTTTATGCAGAATAACACTACTGGGGCATCTGTGTATGACTTAGGGGAGTTGATGCAGGCCAATTCATTAGGAACACTAAACCATGCGCTTAAAGCTATTGAAACAAAAGCCGATGAGCAAAGACAACAAGCTCAGGCTCAAGAAAAAGAAATGGCTGAAGCTGAAATTCAAGCTAAAGCTCAAGAAGAGCAGTTAGCAAGAGATCATGAATCTATGGAGAAAGAAAAAGACCGTAGAAATAGATTGTTGGAAGCTGAAATTAAAGCCGCTGGATATGGAGCAATGCAAGATTTAAATGAAAACAAAGTATCTGATTTCCAAGATGTTTTAAAAGAAGTAAGAGCTACAGATCAGTATAAGCAAACAATGTCTTTTAATGAAACTAAAGAAGATAATAAAACTGAATTCAATCAGCAAAAAATGAATTTGGAGCAAGATAAGTTAAATACACAGCGTTCAAATAAACAAATTGATTTAGCTATAGCCCGTGAAAACAAAACAGTTCACGATTCTAATAAACCTAAGAAAAAATAATATTCTATCTTTTAACTATAGGATAGCAAACTTTTTAAATTGAGATTGATTTAAATAAATATTTTTTATTTAGAGTCGTTATTTATTCTTATATTAAGTATAGTCAGAACCAAAACAACCAACCATGAGTGATGAAAACAACCAAGTTGATCCAGCAACAACTGATAATAAAATAAATGCTGCTCCTGATACAACGGTAGAGGAGATAGAAGTTGAAAATCTTGATGAGTTATTAGGAATACCATCTGCATCAGTTGCGATGGTTGCTAATGACAAAAACTCAGTTTTAGATAGCAACAAAGTTGACATAAATTTCTTAGATGAAATTCCGGAAAATGAACCTATTACTGATAAGCAAATGGCTTCTAAAGTAGTGGAAGCTCTTGTTGATACCCATGTTGGTGATCAAAAAGAAGAAGAAGTTATTAAAAATAAAGGAGGTAGACCAACTTTAAGTAAAGACGCTATGGTTGAAGCAACTAATCGTCTTATTAAAAAAGGTGTTATACAACCTTTTGATGAAGACAAGCCAGTTGATCAATATACTGTAGATGATTTTGAAGAATTAATGGAAGCTAATATTACTCAACAGTTAAAAGAAACTGCTGAATCAGCTCCTGTTGAATTGTTTAAATCTTTACCAGAAGAAGTACAAGCAGTTGTTCACTATGCTTTAAATGGCGGTCAAGATACTAAATCAGTATTTCAACAACTATCAAGAGCGCAAGAAACTTTTGATTTAGATTTATCTAAAGAAGAAGACCAAGAAGCAATTGCAAGACAATACTTAGATGTAACAGCCTATGGATCTCAAGAAGAAATAGAGGAGGAAATTAATGTATTAAAAGATAGGGGTGATCTTGAAAAGTATGCGACTAGGTATAAGCCAAAGTTAGATGCTAAACAAGCTGAAGTTATTGAAACAAGATTAGCTGAACAAGAGCAGTCTAAAGTTAGAAAACAACAAGCTCAAAAAAATTATCAAGACACTGTTTATAATACATTGAAAGCAGAAACATTAAATGGCATACCTATTAATAATAAAATTCAAACAATGTTATTTTATGGGTTAACTGATTCTACAAAATATCAGGATAGCCGTGGTAATAAAACTAATGCGTTAGGTTATTTATTGGAACAACATCAATTTGGAAAAAACGCTAATCCATCATTGGTTGCTGAAGCATTGTGGTTGCTTGCAGATCCAGATGATTATCGTAACTCTGTTAAGCAGATAGGTGCAAATAAAGCTAATGTTGAAGTAACACGAGCCTTACGCACACAAGAAGGTCAGAAGTTAGCATCTTCTTCAGGTATTGGAGAAAAAGATAGTAGTGCTAAAAGAACAACCGCAAGAACAAAACCACAAAGACCTGGAGGAAAAGGATTTTTCTCTAGATAAATTAGTAAACAAATAAAAACAAAATAAATGAGTACACCAGTTTTAAACAACGGTATGTTCCTTCGGGACAACAACTACGAGGCTTCCTCTCATGTGGATTCGTACCACTTGATGAACCTAATGAAAGACAGCAAACCAGATGATCTTGGACCTATTGAATTATGGGCACAAGTAAAGAAGGTTGAAATGCCTCTTTACCAAATGTCTTCTTTCCAAGGAAAGAATGTTATTGAAGTAGAGCATCCACGAGGTGAATACAAATGGTCAACACCTGTATCAGAAGAACTTCCTTTTATTATGGAAGATTTAGATTCTACAAATACAGCTAAAGGTATTGACGGAACACCTTTCCAAGTTAAATTTAACAAAAGAGTTTTTGGTCATGGAGATATCATTACATATGATAAATTCAATGGTAAAGAACTTTATGTTACTGACGCGGATATTCTTGACATGGGTGATGGATTTATCTACACTGTTCAAATGCCTAACACTGATTCTGATGGCGTATTTGACAACAGATTTTTGACTAACAATACTTATTTCTTCAGAGTTGGTTCTGCAAGAGGTGAATATGGTGAAAGATATTCTGACCTAAGTACAACTCACACAAGTCGTGAATTTTACAACTATGTAGGTAATGCAGATGCACACGTTCACTATTCAGTTTCTTCAAGAGTTAAGTTGATGGAAAAAGGTGGAATGAAAGCAGATGGTACAGTTCCAGTAACTGAAATTTGGAAAAACTTTGATACATCTTTAGATCCTTCAATCAACTCTCTAGAGGGAATGGTTGCTGCTAAAGGTCAAGGTTATGTGAAAAGTGCAATGGACAATGGAAACCTTGTTCGTTCTTTCATTACTAAAATGGAAGCAGCTCACCTTTCTAAAATTGCTTATGATATCGAAACTTACCTTATGTGGGGTAAAGGTGGTAGAATCAAACAAGATGGTCCAGATGATTTACGTTTATCTGTTGGTCTATGGAAACAACTTGATTTGTCATACAAGCATGTATATAACAAGTCTGACTTTACTTTAGATATCTTCCGTTCTGAGATCTTTAACTTCTTTAATGGAAAAGTTGATTTCCAAGGTCCAGATCCAGGTAGAGAACTTATTGTTCAAACAGGTATGGGTGGAATGAGAATGATTAACGAAGCTATCAAAAAAGATGCTTTCTCAGCAGGTCTTTATGTTGATGCAAAAGAGTTAGACATGATCAAAGGTGGTGGAATGGATCTACATTATGGATTCGCTTTCACAAGTTACACTATTCCTTTCCTTGCTAATGTTAAGTTTGTTCTTAACCCAGCATTTGATAATCTTCAAAACAACGAGATTGAAAATCCAATCATTGATGGTTTCCGTCTTTCATCTTATTCTTTTATCATCTTTGATATTACAGAAACAGGTCAAGACAATATTAAACTATTAAAATGTGCTTGGAACAAAGATTTAGTTTGGAGATATGTTAATGGTTCTATGGACTATATGGGAAGAACGCAAGGATTTGCATCTTCTGGTAACTTTAACGGATACCAAATCTACATGACGCAAGCTATGCCTGCAATCAAAGTAGAAGATCCTACTAAAGTTCTTAAAATTGTAATGAGAAACCCTATTACAGGAGGATCACTATAATATTTGTACTAATCAAAGGGGCTAGGAAACTAGCCCTTTTTTTTTAAATTTACAATTATGGCTTTAGATAAAAGAGTAGAAATAACAAATAGTCCAGACCCAATTTTAGAAAGGTCACCTTATGCAGAACATGCATCAGCAAAAATTGCTCATGTAAATGAAGCATTAAGATTAATAAGAGAAAGTGCTAAAACATGCGGTGCTAAAATTGAAACACCTGTAGCTTTAACCGGCACAACTGTTGCAACATTGCGTGCAGAAGTAGAGTTAAGAATAAATGCAATTGAAGAAAAAATAAACAAACTAATTGATTGTTTATCTTAAAGAATTTCGTTAAATTAATATATAGTCAGTAAACAAACCAAAACCAAAAAAAACAACCTTATGAAAACTAAGACAATTAAAGGAAAAGAAAGTGTGATACCTGAACCAAAAGTTATTGGCAAAGTAAGTATAAAACCTTATACTGATCCTAATTCAGAAAATATGGGATTAGAAAAATACAACTATGTTGTGTTTCCAAATACTTGGCAAGTTGAAACTTTAGCTGCGGTAGAGCAGAATGGTAAAACTAGATACTTAACTGGATTAAATGAATTTGCTCCAGAAATAAAACAAATTAAAGATGCAGATGAAAAAGCTGCTAAGATTAGTGCAATAAGAGAAACTGTTGCAACTTTAGAAAGAGAAAGAGCATTTAATCATTTAAAGGTTGATGATCCGGATTTTTGGGCTAAAGTAGAAATGTTTAAACCAGACAATTCTGAAATCTGGGGAAAAGTATTTTTAAAACTAGGAAATGATGATTATCCATTAGATACTCAAAATTTAGATCATCAAATAATTATTCATGCAATTGAAAATGGAGGATTTTCATTAGTAGCAACAAGTTTTGAAGAAGCAAAGCGTACTAAGAAAAAATGGTATTTAGATAGACAAATTAATTCTATTGGTACAAAAACTTCTGTAACTAAACTAAGAAACAAAGCATTATCAATACTACAAGTTATTTCAGAAGAAGAGCCAAGAAAACTTTTCTATATAGCTAAAAATCTTAATGCAAAAGGTGTTAGATATACCAATGCAACATTAAACGATATTATCTATGATGACATGGATAAATTTGTTAATGGATTAGGTTTTGATAATAACAAAAAACGTTGTGCAGATACTTTTATCACAAGCAGTAAAATGTCAATAGAAGATTTAAAAATTAAAGCAATTATTAAAGATGCTGCATTTTACAAATACATTATTACTAAACCAGATGGAATGTTACATGAGCAAACACAAAATGTTATGCTTGGAAGAAATGTTGCAGATGTTTTAGAATATTTAAAAAATCCTGCTAATGATGATATGTTAGATATTATTATGGCTAAGGTGGAACATAATTGGAACAAACAATAAAATAAAATAAAATGGCAAAAACTAAAGCATATATTAATCGTGATGCGCGAGGAAACTTTATTCCTGGGAGTGTTGTATATAGTGCAGCAAAACCAAAAAATGGTAACTACGCACTTATTGTAGCTGGTGTAGAACAAAATAACTCTGTTATTTCAAATCCTGAAGGTTCTTTAGCAACTGCTTATACAAGAGTTATTAGAAATACATATCCTAGAGCAACAGTAGCTAGTAATTTTGCCAATGGGTTAACAGAATGGATTAAAGCAGATGGTTATTTTCCTGAAAATGTTTTAACCATGGAGGCGAAATGTTCAGATGATATCAATGCTCCTGTATTTTCAAATCTTAAAAACATTGGTCAGACTCCTGAAAGAATTTCAGAATTTGCAGGTTCTTTTCAAGATAGAAGTTTAGGTGGGCTTCCTCAGACCGGTTTATTAGGAATGCAAGCATTTGTAAGTCATAGTTTTACTACTGAGAAAAAAAATGCTTTACTTATCATTCAAACACCTCATATCGGAATTTCATCAAGAGGAGCTGTGGGCCGTGTAGTAAGAAAAGGAAAAGTAAATGAAAAAACAGATAATACTTGTGGAGCAACTGCAGCAGCAATAGCCTGGGTTTTAAATACAAAAGAAACCAAAATGCCAAGTTCGGATACTGAAGAATTTGCTGATAATTATCAATTTTGGAATTTGTGTAGTGTTCTTTTTCCCGACAAAAAGAACATTTCAATAACTTCTTATGGTGAACAAATGAAAATTGCCACTGAAAAACTTGTAGATAATATTAATAAAACAAATGGTTTTGACAAAGAGAATAATTATTTTGGGCAACCTGGTTTAGCTCAAATGTATGAAGACGATTTAGATATTTATGTTTTAACAGGTACATTTATTAATACTGATTATAAAACACCTGCTCATATAGATATTAATTCTTTTGTTAAATTAACAAATAGTGTTTTATCTAGGACAGAAATAAATGAAGAAAGAAGTGATGCTGTAGATAAATCTGTGAAAGATATAAAAACTGCTGAAAAAAACGGAGATGCTGTAGCACTGGCAAAAGCTAAAGAAGAACTAAAAGTGGCTGAAGCAATGCCAGAATTTATAACAACAAAAGTTGGTAACAGACTAATTTCAAAAGATATAACTAAAGCATTTATTAAAACTCTATAATGACTAATGAAGCAATCTTAATAAAAGTTAAGCAACGCATTAATAAACTTGCAAGTAATGACTATGATAATATTGAATCATGGCAAATTATTGAGGCTTTCAACAAGGGTCAAGTAGATTGGTGTAGAAGAAACTTAGTAGGAACTAATTTATCAAAAACTGGTGATGAAGCCAGTAAAAGAAGAATTGATGATTTGCAAGTTTTATTAAGTGAGTTAAAGTTATCTATGGTAAAAAAAGACTTATATTATATTTCCAACAAACTTCCTAAAGATTATTTTGAATGGAAAAGACTTTCTACAAAAGCCAAAGATAATTGTTGTGAAGCTAGACCGATGGTTGTTTATTTAGCACAAGAAGCAAATGTTGATGAGTTGTTAAGGGATTATAATAAAAAACCTAGTTTTTCTTGGGGCGAAACATTTGCTACTCAAAGTAGTAACAATGTAAAGGTATATACTAACGGGGAGTTTGAAGTAGTAGATACATATCTAACTTACTATAGACAACCAGAAAGAATACAAATTAAAGGTGTTTCTGATCCTTATACTGGATTAGTCTCTACAGAAAATGTAATTTCTGAATTTAAAGATGATCTTGTTGAGTTATTTGTAGATGAATGTGTTAAGATACTTGCAGGTGATTTAGAAGATATGACAGCTAATCAATTAGCAGATAAATCAGTAGAAACAAATAATTAATTATGGCAACTAAAAAAGTTAAATCAAAATGTGCAGCTAAGATGAAAAAATCTTTTTCAGCTGGAATGAATATAGGTCGTAATATGAAAAAACCTAAAACTCCTAAGAAAAAAAAATAATGTCTATGGC